TAGCGGTAACAAGAAGGTTGTAGCATTCCCGAATTTCTGGGATGGGGACTACGAATATTTTTGGCTTCAGGAGATAGCCCGCAATGGCATATCGCTAGAAGGCTACAAAGCACTTGGGCTGTCTACGGGGTTAGAGGAGGAGTTTTTAGATGGCGGCAGACATCTAATTGTAGGTAAAGCGCGTCGTAAGGGCTTTAGTTATAAGAATGCTGCACTAGTCAGTAACGTATTTAATACTGAGCGCAATAGTTACACCTTGTTGTGTGCGTTTGACAAGAAGTATCTGTACCCAAAAGGCATTATGGCTATGGTGACCGATAACATGAACTTCTTAAACGAGCATACCGGTTGGGGAAAGCGCAGACAGGTAGTAGATAAACAAAACCACCGCCGAGCTAGCTTCCTAGAGTATGTCAGCGGACAGCCTATTGAGAAAGGTTACAAGTCAGAGGTTGAAGCTATTACGTTTAAGGACAACCCTGATGCTGCCAGGGGTAAGGATGCTAGCATTGTGATTTTTGAGGAGTGCGGTGCGTTTGACAATCTAAAAGCATCATTTCTGGCTACTAAACCTACGGTAGAAGATGGCGGCATTACCACTGGACAGATCATCCTGTTTGGTACTGGTGGAGATATGGCAGGAGGTACAGTTGACTTCGAGTCCATGTTTTATAACCCCCTAGCATACAACCTGTTACCTGTACAGAATTTGTGGGACGACGGCGCGGAGCATACCACCTGTGGGTTTTTCTTTCCTGCATATACCAATATGGTTGGGTATATGGACAAATATGGAAACTCTAACATAGACAATGCAAAGCAGGCTGAAGAAGCTAGGCGTGAGCAAATTAAGAGGGACGCTAAAGATGCAGGTGTACTAGATAAGCACATTACTGAGTATCCGTTTACGCCCAGAGAGGCTTTTATGCAGCACACCTCTAATGTGTTTCCTAGTGCTCAATTACTAGAGTGGCGCAACGAACTTGTACGCTCTGGGGCTTACCGCAATATTGGAGTGGCAGGTAAACTGGTATATTCTAAAGATGGCATAAAGCTTCGTCCAAATGATACTCTACGACCCATAGAAAAATTCCCTACACAAAAGGGGGATGATATTAGGGGGTGTGTAGTTATGTATCAGGCACCATACAATCCTGGATCGATACCCGATGACCTGTATATAGTGGTGCATGACCCATATGCTCAGGACAGTAGCACTGGTCAATCTTTAGGTGCGGCTTACGTAATCAAACGAGTCAATTCAGTATCCCAACCGGATGATATGATTGTGGCATCTTATGTCGGCAGGCCCGATACTCAAGATGAATACAATAATACACTATTTTTGTTAGCAGAGTATTACAACGCCCGTATAGGATTTGAGAATGACCGAGGAGAGGTAATACCATATGCAAAACGCACAAAGCAAATGCATATGCTAATGCCTGAAGCGGAAATATTTGATAAATCAGATAATGTCAAAATCCGCAAACTAGGTAGGAAATACGGGATGAGTATGGGTAGTAAGGAAAGAAAACAGCAAGCAGAATTGTACTTACGTGACTGGCTTAAAACACCACGAGGTAAGACAGAGACTGGCGAGCCACGACTGAACTTACACTACATATATGATATCGCGTTAATAGACGAGCTTATTAAGTACAACAGTAAAGGAAACTTTGATAGGGTATCTGCTATGCTAGTAGGTATGTTTCATTTAAAGGACTTATCCAACTACGACGTACAGCAGGTAGAATTAGCAGATACGACCAGCTTTTTTAACCGTGACCTCTTTCAATAATTTATGCAATGCACACAATACCAAAACAAAAAGTCCCCCGCTCACGAAAAACCAAAGCATGGGCGCAGGACTGCATACGTGCTTTCATATACAGGTCGTCATTTAGTACCAGTACTAAACACACGATACATAAGTACTATGAGGCGTACAATGGTAATTTACAAGAGTCAGACTACAACTATGTCACCAATCCGTACAACTCTGAAGCGTGGGCAAAGAAAAACTTTCCTGCCAGGCTTAGGAATTACAACATTCTTAAGCCCGTCGTGGATCTGCTACTTGGGGAAAAGGCCAAGCGTCCGCTCGCATACCAAGTAGTAGTACGTAACTCCGATATACAGACCCGGTTTGACAGCTACCGCAAGGATAAGTACAAGGAGTACTTAGAAAACATTTTCGTCAATGAAATGCAAGCTCAAAAGAATGGCGAGCAGATGGAGATTGACGACCCAAATAACTATCAAGAACAAGTTCTTGCTTCATATCGCGATAGTCGCGCAATTATTGGACAAGAGGCTTTGAACTACTTGTTCGACTGGCTGGGTATGGAGGATTTGATGCAGACGCTCTTCTTTGATTGGCTTGTAGCAGGTGAATGCTATACCTATAAGGATGTGTGCATGAATGATGTCGAGTACCAAGTAGTCAGCCCTCTAGATATTGATTATGAGCGTAGCCCTGATACTCAGTATATTGAGGACGCGGACTGGGTTGTGCGACGCAAAATTATGTCTGTCAATGAAGTCGTTGATAGATTTTACGACGTGCTATCGTCGAAGGATATAGATCAACTGGAACAACCTCATGGAAAATACAGAGATGGATATGGAGGACATCAAAGTCTATTCATTAACAAACCGGAGGATGACGAAAGTGACCGCATGGTTGAAGTGCTTCATGTTTGTTGGAAGTCTTTTGCTCGAGTCGGCATACTCGAGTATCAAGATGAGTTTGGCAACCCTCAGGAGATGGTTGTCGATGAAACCTACAAGCCAGAAGAAAACGAAACAATAAAGTTTTACTGGGTAAATGAAGTGTGGGAAGGGTATCAGATTGACTCAGATATTTATGTCAGCATGAACCCTCATGTTGTGCAGCGCAACGAGATGAACAATATCTCTGTCTGCAAAATGCCTTACAATGGTAGGGTATACAGCAACCGTCACAGTGACAATATTTCAATTGTCTCTATGGGCTTAGCGTACCAAGTCTTGTACAATGTCTTCCACTATCGATTAGAGCTTTCGATAGCAAAGAACAAAGACAAGATTATGTTGATGGAAATGAATACTATTCCTAAACGGCATGGATGGGACGAGGAGAAGTTTATGTACTACGCAGATGCTATGGGATTTGCATTCATTGATTCTACAGCAGAGGGGAAAAACAGGGAAAGGGTATCATTCAACCAATATCAGGTGCTGGATATGTCTTTAGGCCAGTACATAGCGGCTCAATTCCAGCTACTGCAGGCTATTAAGACTGAATGGGAAGAAATGGTTGGCGTTTCTCGCCAAAGAAAGGGCCAAGTCAACAGCTCTGATGGCGTAGGCACTACAGAACGTGCTGTGTACCAATCATCAGTTATATCTGAGGAGATATTTCGGCGATTTGAGGCGTTTGTAGAGCGCGAATACAGCGGATTGCTGGATACTAGCAAGGTTGCTTGGCGTGAAGGGAAGAAAATGAGCTATGTGACTAGCGATTTGCGTACTGCAATGCTGGATATCGATCCATTGGAATACCAGGAAGCTGAATATGGCGTATTTGTAAAGAGCAGCAGCAGAGAAATGGACAAGCTGCAGCAGCTAAAGGGTATGGCTATGGCGTTTGCTCAGAATGGTCAGAACCCCGCTACTATTGCTGAGATTATAGACAGTAACAACTTCAGCAATGTCAAGCGCTTGCTGCAAGTAGTTGATGAGAAACAAAAAGAGCTACAAGAAGCTCAGCAGCAAATGCAGCAACAAATGGCAGAACAGCAGTCCAAAGCGCAACAACAGCTCGAGTCACAAAAACAGCAGTTCGAAGGTGATCAAAACGAACGCGATCGAATTAATAGGCTTGAGGTAGAGCGCATGAAACTTGCTGGTAAGCTGTCTACTGATGCAGATGGCAATGGTAGACGGGATGATATTGACCGTCAACGACTAGAGTTAGAACGCCAAAAGGTAGATGCTATACGTTCAAAAGGTTGATATTATAAATAGGTTAGTATAAGCAAACAAATACGTCCTAATAATTGGTATAGATTATACTTTTGTAGTGATGGCAGAAAAAGAAAAATTGGATTTGAGTCAGGTGACGTTTAGTAATCTACTAAATGATACTGCCCCGGCTCAAGTGCTAGAAACAGACCCAGCTCAAGAAGCTGAAGTACCTGAAGTTGCAGAAACACCTCAAGATCCTGTGCCGGAACCTGCGGTGGAGGAGACAGAGCAAGTAGCTGAAACTCAGGCAGATGAACCTATTACCGAAAATACTGAGGATAATAGTAGCCCGCCGGAGCAAGATGATACTGAAGATGAATCTCCAAGTGTTATCGACGTGCTACGCGAAAAGCTTGGCTATGAAGTTCATGGCAATTTTTCGGAAGACTATGACGGTGTAGTTCAGTTTACTCAAACTGTAGCAGGGGAGATAGCGAAAGAGCAATTAGACTCTGTATTCGCAAACTTCCCAGACGTTGAAGAGTACCTGCAGTACCGCTACAATGGAGGCGACCCTAAAAAGTACTTCCAAGCTTCTGCACCAGTAGTGGATTACAGCAATATTCAAATACAAGAAGATGATGTAAGCACCCAACGCGCTATTGTACAAGAACATCTGCGCTCAATGAATTTCTCTGAAGATGAGATTAATGAGACTGTGCAGGAGTATGTAGACGCAGGTATACTGCAGCGTCATGCAGAACGTAGTTTGACAAAACTCGCTGCTCAACAAGAGACTCAAGCTAAGCGAGTCATTGAAGAGCAAAAGCAACAAGCAGTTCAAGCACAACAGCAAGTACAGCAACAATGGCAAAACATACAGCAGACCATTAGTCAAGGCAATCTGCGAGGGTTCAATGTGCCTGAAGCAGATAAGTCTAAGTTTTACTCCTGGATGAGTGAAGCACGAGACAACCAAGGTCGTACACAACGTATGATCGATCAAGAGTCGATGGATTTAGAAACTCAACTGGCACTTGAGTATCTCCTCTATAAAAAGTTTGACTTAGCCAAGTTGGTTCAGTCAAAAGCAGCAACAGCCAAGGCCCAGAATTTAAAGACGCGTTTACAGAATAGCCAACCAGCATCTAAGCGGATGAAGGGAGGCAAAGGCGGTGGAAGCACTAGCAATAGACTACCTAGTTTATCGGAACTTCTCTAACCTTTAATTGATAAAACATGTCAGCCGACAACCTAAAAAAGCTTCGTTTATACGAAGACACGTTTAACAGCTCTTCCATGACGGATGAGAACAGCCTTGCTGCTGCACTTCTCACCCAACCGGACGTGCTTTCTCCTGTTATTACCCACCTCAGTGGTCAAGAAGACAAGCGTTTCCCGCTTAGCTACCTGACTGAAGGAATGGGCCAAACAAAATACATCAATGACATTGAGTACGATTACCCAGTTATGGGTCGTATGAACAAGGCTGTTGAATGTATTGCTCAAAGTGGGGTTGGTGCTAACCACACTCGTATTGTTTTGACTTTCCCAGAGCGCTGGTTCGTTCGTCAATACATTTTGGAGGCACCTGACGGAACGCAAGTTCGTGTCATGGATGATCCTACGCCTGTAGCTAATGGCTATGAGTACAGTGTGCAGCTTGTCGCATCTGATGGGGCTGCTACTGGTACCAATGCTTTCGTCAACAAGATGTTCGTTCAACTGTACGCTCCGGCTGCAATGAGCGGATCTCGCGGTAACGAAAGCCACTGGGTCGCTCCGTCCAAAATGCGGAACCAAATCAGCTTGATTCGTAAGTCTTACGCATATGAGGGCAATATGCCTGACCGTGTGGTGAACTTCGAGTTCAATGTTGGTGGACGCTCTACCAACCTGTGGTATGACTTTGAGGAGTACCAGCACATGCTTCGTTGGAAAGAAGAGTCTGAGTACGCACTGTGGTACAGCCAGTACAACCGTGACTCTAATGGTCTGATTCACCTCAAGGATGACAACGGAAAGCCAATTACGATTGGTTCCGGAGTTCTTGAGCAGATTCCTAACGTCGATACGTACTCTAGCTTGACTGCAGCTAAGCTTAAGTCTGTTGTGCGTGATGCTCTCTATGGAGCTACTGACGCTCAGCAGATGAACATCGTCCTGTTCACCGGTATTGGTGGAATGGAAGAGTTCGATAATGCTATGAAGAGCGAGGTCTCTGGCGGTCAGTACATTAAGAATACGGACCCGGGCAGCTTTATTACCGGCAGCGGTCGTAATCTCCAACTCGGTGGATTCTTCACTAGCTACCAGCACATCGATGGTCATACCATTACGGTGCGTCACTTGCCCTTGTTTGACCATGGTGCACGTGCTCTTAACAGCGATCGTCACCCGGTTACTGGTCTTCCTTTGGAGTCCTACCGAATGATCTTCCTGGACATGAGTACCTACGATGGCGAGGCAAATGTTTCCTACATTTCTCGTAAGGGACGTGAGCTGGTTCGTTGGGCTGTTGCTGGTGCATCTGTGCCTCCTGGATTCGGTGGTAACGCATTACGCGCTACTGACGTTGACGGAAGCTCCGTTCACTTCATGAAAGAGTGTGGCATTGCAATCCGCCGTGCTACCAATTGCCTGCACCTTGAGTGCACCAAGTCCTAATAAGACTTGAACAAAACGAGAAAGGGGGAGGGACTTGCCCTCCCCTTTTTTCATCCTCAGAAACTCATTAGTTATTATAGATATGTCCCACGTAATTACAATCAACCGCCGTCCGAACTCAACAAATTTGCCGGACGATATTTACACAGAATCCAAGCGTCGTATTGGATCTGTCTTTACAGGCACTGGCGATATTATTCGCGGTATCACTTTTGCCCAACAAAAACAGCTTCTACCTGAAGTACTAGGAGTCAGTCCAGAAGACCCTAATTTTTCTCGTGCTGCTAAGGAATTTTACTTGAATCTGACTGTAGATGTACCTATGGGAGGTATAGACCTAGAAATAGGCACAGATTCCGAGGGTTTCCCCCTTAATGTTATGGATTACTTGCGTTACAAGTTTGCCATGGCACACCCTTACGTTGTCGAAGATGAGGAAAGCTTGAGCGCTAGTAAGAAACATCAATACTATATATCTGATGTGCGTAGAGAGCTTGCAGAAGCTAAGCTTGGTTTGGACCAACGTAAGAATGCTTACAAAGAGTATATCAAGCTGACAGACAGCACTGATAGGATGTCACAAGTGCTTTTTGTTTATGGGTTCCGTCCGGACACTATGAAGGCGGAAGAAATGGAGCTTCAACTTGAAGAGCTGTTGGAAGACAACCCGGAATTCTTCTTGGACATTGTCAAGGACAAGAACTTAGAATTTGTATCCCTGATTAATCAGTGTCTAAGTAAAGAGGTATTGCGCAAGTTAGGCAACACTATACTTGACGGGGACGTATCTTTAGGTGAAAGCATTGAGGAAGCTGTGATCTTCCTTAAGGACAAGAAGAACTCCAATGTATTAACCTCAATTAAGGCCAAACTAAAGGCTTTCACATGATATGACTGTACAAGAGATGCATTATGCAGTAGACCAAGGGCTACAAAAAGTAGCTTCTAGTGTTTACGATTACTTCCTGCCTGAAGAGGTTGACTTTTGGTTAAACCGCGCTCAGGATCGTTACATAAAGCATCGCTTGTCACCTGTGGCAGATGTCAAGAAGCTGGGATTCAGCAAGTTGCAGAAACGGGCTGATGATCTGCGAATGGTAATTACTGTCGACTATACGGATGGCGTAGTTCCGAACTCTGCTCTAGAGTTCGTGAACTTCGACCTTCCGGTAGACTATATGTTCTTTATCAATGCTCGTGTGGAGTTTCATACGAACAATTGCAAGGATGCAGTAGACACAGACGACCCCACCGTCAAAAGGGAACTGCGCCTGGTTGAGCAGGACAAAGCTTACAGTCATCAGCAGAATCCTTTTGCAAAATCTAGTAAGCAGGCACCCATGGGTATCATCTTTGACGATGAAATACGGGTGTTTCAGGAGGGTGAAAAGTTTATATTAAAAACTATTTACATCGATTACATTCGGCAGCCGGTCGCAATTAACCTATCTTCGTTTATAGATTGCGAGCTAGCAGACCACACTCATCAGGAGATAGTGGATATAGCAGTAAAGAATATTATCGAGGCGATAGAGTCTCCTCGGTATCAAGCAAACTCAATTGAACAACTTAAATCTGAATAATGAGTTTTACTGAAACTACTCTTGTCGTACGAGGCGATATAGACTCAACAGCTGCAACTTGTTTGGCAACATCGGTGTCAGATGCAGCCACTAATGGCAAGCTGTTAATTCAACATGATGGAGCAGTTCTTGCAGGCAACAACGCCGGTGCTTTGAATGGTCTGATAAAACTTACTGCAGCACATCCGCAACCGGATGGCTCTACTGCAATTCTTACATCAAGTGAGTTTCTTCGTAGTGATGTAAAAAACATACATTACAGTCGTCCTGCAACAGGCAATACTCAAGTCATTACTGTAGGGAATTTGCAAGCGGGAATGAACTCCATACGCTTGGAAGCCAAAAACGGTGTTGAAGTGTATGATGTGTTGGGCGTGACAGGCATTAATGCAACTGAAATCGTAGCAAACTTTACAAACCGTGCAGATACTGAGCGGTTTAAAAATGTTACGATGGCAGTTAGCGGGTCTAATGTACAAATTAGCGTTGGACCGCGAGGCAGCGATACTATTGTTACTGGGGATGATGCGCTTACCGTTAGCGTATCTAGTGACAACAATGGTCGCAAAGGACAGCAGGACAATGTAATTGCACTCGAAAATCGTGCTTACACCTCTGCAGGTGCCTACAACCAATATGAATTTCCTATTGTAGTACCCAAGTCAGCTACCGTTTCTGGGGCAGACTACGGGATATACACTATTGAAATCGAAAAAACTTTGCCTGGTCGTCGTAAGATCAATGAGGTGATAAGTGTCTGTATTGCTGATGACGAGGGTGACACCAATTTGCTTGATGCATTGGAAACTGCACTAGGCAGTGCTGTAGTTGATACAACACCACCTACTGGATTTACAGCCGCTAGCTTTACAGATAATGCTGGCACG